ATTACGCTCCTTCTGTCATTATTTTAGTTATATATTATGCATTTATAATAGAATGAGGAGAAACAAAATGGCTTTAACTGATAAATACCCTACAGAACCGTTGAAAGAGCAGTATAATGCTACACCACTTTCAATGATGACGCTTTACAATATCAAGCAATATGCTGATAATCTCGGAATTCAGATTAACGTAAATTTTAAACCTGAAGGTCTTAAAATCGAATGTATTCGAAAGAATGGTACAACTAAAGCTGTCAGAAAACAGGTTGTTTACGTTGAAAATAAAGATATGATGAATCTTGGAATACTTTTACAACAGGCCGTAAACAGTGTTATGATTTGCTAATTTTGAATGTATCGCATATAATGACGACAAACGTGTGCTAGGAATGAATATCGAGAAAGATAATTACAAACACTATGATAATAATGAATCAAAATGGTTGATACCACACAATATTGAAAAATGAATCAGTGTACAAAATTACAACCAAACACCATGAATGTATCGCATATAATGACGACAAACGTGTGCTAGGAATGAATATCGAGAAAGATAAACAACGAACGCCATGTTATATAATGAATCGAAATGGTTAACAACACACTAAATTAAAGAATGAATCAATAAAACTGACAACGTGCAAATCAATGAAATGAATCACAATGCGGAATAGCAAACAAAATTACAGAATGATTCTAATGGGAGAACAAGTTAAATGCTTCGAGTATTTAATAAATTAATAGATAAGAATCCCAATATAGCATATTGTATTGGGACTATCATAAACGAATATGATATCAAGCGTGCTCACCCTACCGCTTGTTATTTTATTTTCGGAAAAGATATGTATGACCAACTTATGGCTATGGATAAGCTTAAAGCCAATACTATGATTGGTAAAATGATGCGTGACGACCCTACGTTGTATCCAAAACTAGAAGCACAGCTAAAGCGATTTATGAATGAGTTTTGTGTTGCAAATAATGTTGATGAAAGAAATTTTGTATCATCGACTCGTGACTCAATGATTCTTGTAAATAAGAAACCAATTAAGACTGTGTTTGAAAACGGATTGGTCAATTTTGTAAATAAAGAGGGTGAATATACTACTTATATTAGATTAAACAATCTCGAAATATTGTTTGATAGTATGAGTGGAAATATGCGTATTAAGGGTATTAATGAAGAATACGTAGAAGGTAATGAACCGTTTGTAAAGCTTCTTAAACAGATGCTTAGGTTCATGGAAAGAGCTAAAACTATGCCGTTAGGTCAGCGTCTTCGTGAAATGAATAAGATTCGTGATAAATACGCTGATTCTAAAGATAAACTAATGTATGCGTCTTTACTTAGAGGTAACAAATATCAGTACTTAATAGACGGTGAACGTATCGAAAGTGATGGTTTAATCGAGTCTGAAGGGGCTGAATTGATAAGAGATGACAACTATATCAACTTTATACTGCCTTTAATGAAAATAGTACTGACGCATTAAGAAATAAGCTGGGATTTACTTCCCGGCTTATTTTTTGTTAGTGACCTGACGAACATACGTTTGAACACATTATAATTTTTTGTGTTTTTCAAACCGTTAAAAAACTAAAAAAACTTTATAGGAAGTAATGATTATGAATATTATTAAACGTGATGGTTCTGAGGTTCTTTTTGAACCTATTAAAATTAGCAACGCTATTGCAAAGGCTAATGCCGAGATGGAGGGTAAGGATAAGCTCGATCCAGAGATCATTGCCCAGATTAGAGATGCCATTACAGATAAATGCAACGGATATGGAAGAACAGTATCCGTTGAAGAAGTCCAGGACATGGTCGAACGCGAACTATTTGAACATAAGATGTATGTTTTGATGAAAGCGTATATGATTTATAGGCATGATCGTTACCTGGCGAGAACAAAAAACACGACAGACGATGCTATTTTAACTTTGCTCGATAATTCAAATGAAGAAATCAAGCAGGAAAACTCAAATAAAAATCCAACTATCGTATCAGTACAGCGTGATTACATGGCTGGCGAAGTTTCAAAAGATATCGCTCGTCGTTTCTTATTCCCAAAAGAAGTTATGGACGCTCATGATGCAGGCGAGCTTCATAATCACGATATGGATTATATTGCACAAAGACTTCATAACTGTGATCTTATCAATCTTAAAGACATGCTTGAAAACGGAACAGTTATTTCTGGAACAAAAATTGACAGACCTAACTCATTTGCTACAGCATGTAACATTGCAACACAGATTATCGCACAGGTTGCATCGTCACAGTATGGCGGTTGTTCATTTTCGTTGTCACACCTTGTTCCATTCATCGATATTTCCAGACAGAAGATTAAACGAGATGTTATCGATGAAGTTACAATGATTATTGAAGCTGCTGATACAACTAAGTCATTCGATGAATTTAAATCTCTCGTTGATACAATTACTGAAAAACGTCTTATGAAAGAAATTAAGAATGGTATTCAGACAATTCAGTATCAGCTTGTTACATTACAAACAACTAACGGTAAACTGAAAAGGTCTGGCCGCGCCGCATAGGGATATGCGGATGAAGAAGATGGTGAACCTAGAAATCTAGGGTGTACAAATAACGTATAGTATCGAAGTTATGATTCGTTAATATTTGTGCTAACGGCGAAAGCTTTTAATCAGAATAACGATTGTATATGATTGTATTGGAGGAATCCTTATGACCATATATAAAATCACTAACACTGAAAACGATAAAGTATACATAGGACAAACGACTAGATCTTTGGATGAACGAATACGCGGATATAGAAATGACGTGAGATTTTCAAAGTCTAAAAGACCTATAGTCGAGGCTATGCGAGAAATTGGTATAGAAAAATTCACATTTACCCCAATATATGAAACTGAGTCAAAAAGAGATTTGGATGATAAAGAGAAAGAATATATTGAAAAATATGATTCTACTAATCCTGATCGAGGATACAATATTGAGCTCGGTGGAAATAGCGTCGGTAAACATGCCGAAAGTACCAAGAAGAAAATATCTGAAGCTCAATTGGGCTTTAAGAATCATATGTATGGTAAAACCGGTTACGATAATCATTCTTCAAAAGAAGTAATAGATTTAAGTACATTGAAGACATACGGGTCTGCTTCAATAGCAGCTGAAGAGTTGAATCTAGAGTTTTCTCATGTTTGCTCTGTAGCTAGAGGTGAACGAGGAAGTACTGGTAACCGCGTCTTTCGATACATTGATGATGATGGATATATCGTTTGGCCAAAGAAGTGTGCTAAAATTAAATCAGTGAAGAGCAAAGCTAATATTTTACAATGCTTTGATGATTATATTAATAATGATTAAAAGCCAATACCGTGCCAAGTGCTCTTTATAGAGTAAAGGTGTAACGACTATTCCTGTAGAGGAAGTAGGAATTGTGTGAAAATCACAATTCCGAAGCGCCATCCATCTAGAACAGATGAAGAGATAGTCTAAGTTAAGGTGTGCAGGCACCTTTTGTTACAATGTTTATGTATATAAACGAGTTGCCTGAAGGTCAACAGAGAGACGATTTGGTTAAATGCATTGAAGAAGTTCTCAATCAGCGAATTCTCGGTGTAAAGAATGAAGCTGGCGTATATATAACAGTTGCGTTCCCTAAATTGATTTACGTTCTTGAAGAAAACAATATTACGCCTGAATCAAAATATTGGTATTTGACACAGCTCGCTGCTAAGTGTACAGCAAAACGTCTCGTACCAGATTACGTTTCTGAAAAGAAAATGCTCGAATACAAGGTTGATAAAAATGGCGTTGGACATTGCTTTACACCTATGGGATGTCGTTCGTTCCTTACACCATATATCGATCCTGAAACTGGTGAACCAAAATACTATGGCCGCTTTAACCAGGGTGTCGTTACAATCAATCTTCCAGACGTAGCACTGCGAGCCCTTAAAGAGCTGAGTCCTGAATGGAATACTTCTGAAAATATCGATAAGCCTACAAACATCCACAGTATTATTGATAACCTTAATTTCGAGGATATTAAGAAAAAATTCTTCGAAGTACTTGATAATCATCTTGAAAAATGCCATAAAGCTCTTCAAACAAAACATAAACGCTTAGAACATACTTTGTCAGACGTTGCTCCTATTCTTTGGCAGAACGGTGGTCTTGCTAGGCTTAAGAAAGGTGAAACCATTGATAAACTGTTGTATGGCGGATACAGTACAATTTCTTTAGGTTATTGCGGTCTGTATGAGACAGTTTATGCTATGACAGGTAAAAGTCACACTGATCCAAGTGTAAAAGATTTCGCTTTGTCTATTATGCAGGCACTTAACGATGCTACTGCAAAATGGAAAGCCGCTGAAAACATGGATTATTCTCTTTACGGTACTCCGCTTGAGAGTGTAACGTATAGATTTGCTAAACTTCTTCAAAAGAAATATGGCATTATTGAAGAGGTTACGAACCACAATTACGTTACAAACAGTTATCATGTCCCTGTAAGAGAAAAAATCGATGCGTTTACAAAACTTAAGTTTGAAAGCGAATTCCAGAAACTTTCTCCTGGTGGAGCTATTTCATATATCGAAGTAGCAAATATGCAGGATAATATTCCTGCACTTCTCCAAGTTATTCAGTTCATATATGAAAACATCATGTATGCTGAAATTAATACTAAATCTGATTATTGTCAGAAATGTGGTTTCGATGGAGAAATTGTTATTGAGGAAGACGCTAATAAAAAGCTTTATTGGAAATGTCCATGTTGTGGAAATACCGATGAAAACACATTGAATGTTGCAAGACGTACATGCGGTTACATAGGAACTAATTTCTGGAACCAAGGACGTACTCAGGAGATTAAAGAAAGGGTATTACATTTGTAATATGAAATATGCAGATCTTAAATTAAATGATATTGTTGACTGCCGTGAAGGTATTGTTGTAAGTTTGTGGATGCAGGGATGTCCGTTTAGATGTAAAGGATGTCATAATCCTCAAACTTGGGACTTTGACGGTGGTAAAGAAATTGCTGAAGAAGAATTAGTTGATAAAATATTGTCGGCGATAACTATCAATGGCATTAAAAGAGGATTTGCAGTATTGGGTGGCGAACCTCTTTGTGGACAAAATGCGGAATACGTTTATAGAATTTGCAAGAAAGTTAGAGAAGCTTATCCTGATATTGAGATTTATATTTGGACAGGCTATACTTTCGAGCATATCGACGTCAATACTACTGCTTATAAAGCTATTTCATGTGCAGATTATGTTATTGAAGGTCCATTTATCGAATCGCTACGAAATATTAGATTAAGGATGCGTGGTTCAACAAATCAGCGCATTTTTAAGAAAATTGATGGAGAATTCAAAGATATCACTAATGAAATCGATTCAGTAAAGCATTAACAAATAATTATCTCCCACACATTACAGTGTGGGAGATTTTCTTTTCAATAGAAGTAAAATAAAGGGAAATAAAAAAAAAG